GAATCACTCCACGAAATGCCCAGCGACCGTCGCTCGCAACGGTGATCTCGATGTTGTGCCCGGTGTAGTCGTTGAATACGGCCACAGCACAGAGCTTCCCATCTCGCTCTAGTCCGATGCACTGGAACCAGTCGCCCCAGTTCTTATCGGAGTTGAGCACGCGCGCCGCGAAGTTTGCGCAGGCGTCCTTGTCGTAGACGAACCTCATGCCACAACCCCGCCGGCCTCATACGCCACATCCGTGGCGGACCAGGAGAGCGACACACTGGCAGTCTGTGCCTTAAGCCTTGGCGCGACGGCATGACCGATACCGACAGCCGAATACCAACGGTTCTGAGCCTGCACAGCCCCGCTCCACGCCACGTCCCACACGCCGCCCCATGGGTCTCCACCACCACCCGGAACGTTGTAGAGCGTGCTGATGTCGCGGTCGGTGTAATCGACATCGACGGTAATGGCGAACTGGAATTCGCCATCGGTGGCCATGACGGGTCGCATGAGACGCATGTGCTTGGCGAGGCCGCGCGTGCCGAGATAGTTATAGGCCTGCCTACAATCAGCCATGATCGCGGTACTGCCGTCCACGGTCCCCGTGTCTGCCTTCACCATCTTCCCGCTGCCACCGAAATACAGCGTGTCTCTGGCGACCTCGAAACAGAAAGCAGTCCAGCCAGTGAACTTGCACCACGCACCCGTCTGGGTGTTCATCACGTACTGGTAGCTGTCCACATCCTCAGACGTTGGAACGTTGACAAAGAGCTTTGCGCCTGTGGGATGAACCGTCACTGACCATCCGTACTTGGCACCATGCAGGGAAATGTCGGAATTGATCAGGTTTCGGATCTTGTCCGACACTGACAGTCCAGAATCCCGGCTGTTGTCCTGAATGGCCTTGCGAAGCGGATACACACCGTCAGTGCAAAGCACCAATGCGTCCGATCCCCATTTCGTCCAGCACCGATTACCCTTGATGACTGGCCTTCCGATGCGAAACTGCGCCACGCGGGTGAACGTGGATGCCGGATCGCCGGTATACGCTACGATCTCGCCTTCCGAGGACAGAAAGCCGATGTAGTCCGACAGAGTGTTAGCGGCGTCGGTAATCGTGATGACGCTGTTGAGATACCCACCCAGCTTGAAGATGCTGCCCAGGTTCAACTGGGTGAGCGCGCCGGTAATGGCGGATGTCACCTGATACCAGGCGTTCATCGAGTCTTTCTGCAAGTACCACAGACGCGAACTGTAGACGCCAACCGTGAACAGATTTGCAGGGGTTCCGCCCGTCATCGTAGAGACGGTCCAGGTGGTGCCGTCGTACTGAAGAGGCGCATCCGAGCCGTTGACCACGGACATGAACTGTCCGCCCGTGGTGCCGAAGTTCACGTAGTCGTAACGCGTGTTCGTGATCGCGGCAACAGTTGCGCCACCCCCACCTACGACAGCAACTGAAAGAGTGCCCGAGCTGGTGCCGTCGAAAATGCTGTAGGTCGCCCCATTCTTGACGCACGGGAATACCTTGGTCGCGCTGCCACTGGTGTAGACCAGGATCGACTGGCACACGCCGGTGAACGTATTCCACGCGGTGTAGCCGTTGCGCACATCCACGCTGGTGGTCTTGGGGAACCAGTTTTCCAGCTTCACCGCGTCCTTGGCGTTCATGTTCGCGATAGAGTCGCGCGCATTGAGCCCACCGATGGGAGCCGGAATGGAGGTCGATGAGGACTTCTGCGCCCCAGGCCGGACCTTGATCTCCTGTGGCTGGCGCATTACAGGTTCCAACTTCCAACAGGAACGAATGTACCCGGCCGAACCTTCTTGGGCTCTGCATCCATCGACAGCGTGGCTTTCGTGCCATCACGACCAATGGCTTGAGCTACCAGTTGCTCGTAGCTGGCGAATTCCTCCGCATAGGAGAGGCCCTTCTTTCTGAGCCACCGCCATTCCAATCCCGCCAACATGACCTCATCATCGAGCAGCAGCAGATCGGTATCTGCCACGACATTCGTGCGATACGTTGCTCCCGTGGAGTCCGTGCACCAGGATTTACTGACGTACTCGAAATAGCAGGTCTGCCCTGCAGTGGGCGTTGGGTAGAACCGCAGGGTATTCCCACGAATGCGATACTCGGGATACGGCCCAGTGAGGTTCAGCGCCTTATAGCCCTGCCATACCTTGGGGGCTACAGGACCGAATACCGGAAGGCCGGTAGTGCGATTCCAGATCGTGTCGTTGATGATGAATCTGAGCGTCTGCGACCCGATCAACGATGACAGAGTGCCCTGCGATTCAGCCGCAAGGGTCGTGAATGATGCCTCATAGGTCAGCGCCTGCCAGTTGTGGCGCGCAGACAGAGATCGTCCCTCCTGATTGAACAGCTCAACCAGTTGGACCGTGGAATCATCCGTAGCAGCAGCGGCCACAGACGGCTCTGGGATGCCCAGAGCATTGGCGCAACGCTGGATTAATTCCAGAACGTTCACGCCTTACCTGCGCTTGCGCTGACTCGGTTCCGCTTCCGGCAGGATGTCGTCCGCCGTAATCGTCTGTGGAGACTCTACGATCTGCTGGACAGGCATTGCATCCAGCCGTGCATTGACCTGGTCGAGCTTCTTCTGAAGATCCTCCACGGTAGCCTTGAGCAGGCGGTTTTCTTCCCGCGTGGCTGTCAGCTCGATGGACAGAGGGCCCTTGTCCTTGAGCTGGGCAATCCAGGTAATGGCCTTGCTCTGCAGTTCCCGAGCGCCCATGCCGATACGGCGCAGGCCCTCGTCATTGGCTGCCGCCAGATCCTCGACCGTGAAGATGTTGATGCGAACCAGCATCTCCTGCTGGGCGGGGGAAATGATCCCCCACCCACGGATCGGAGTTCCGACAGGGGGCAATTCTTCCCCCTTCTTCCATGAGTCGTAGGCGGCGAAGTAATGGTCAGCCCAGTCCTTCGGGATGCGACCATTCGTCACATCGGCCTTGAGGTTGGTTGACCAAGTCTCGACCTTCATTTCTATCACGTCCTTGCTGTAAGGAGGCGTGACCAGGGCGTAATCAACGTCTTTGCCGACGTAGCGCCCCTGCTTCAGGCTTTCGACTTTGTCCTCGACCGCGACCCGCTTGAATCTCACCCAAGCGGGGCGTTCGGAACGTTCCATCACTGCGCCGACTGCGCTCATGCGTACTCCAAAGAAGGGCGGGTTTCCCCGCCCCTCGCTTTAGGCCACTGCCGAGGACGTGGACGGGTACTGGATGTATCCCGCGCCGAAACCCGTGTAGGTTCCGGTGAGCGTGATCGAACCCGTGGCAGTCGAGTTCTTGTCACCCAGCGTTCCGATGGCCGAGCCGGTGTAGATCGTGCGACCGTCCGGATCGAGCTTCGCCACCACCGTCGAGGCCGGAATGCCGGTTCCCGACAGCGCCATGCCGACGAATGCGCCGTCATAGCCATTGGGAACAACGACCACACCGGTTCCGTTGGTGGTGTTCGCGGTCCAGGTCGTGGTAGCCGTCGCACCCTTCAGGTTGTGCACGTTCACCATGCCCTTCAGGGTCGAGTAGGCACCCAGGATGCCTGCCGCACCGATGCCCACCGCGGCATCCGCAGCAACCGTGGCATTGGTCTTGTAGACCGCGTTACCCACGAGCTGAATCCAGCCGTACGTACCGGAGGCCATCGGAGCCATCGCCACGCCGAAAGGAGCCCCCAGAGAGGCGGTATTCGGCAGCAGCGTTCCCAGGAAGGTCGGGAACGTGCCGACGATGACCAGAGACCCCTTCAGAATCGCATCGTTGCTCTTGATGTACTGGAAGACGCCATAGCCCCAGTACGGATCGACAGCTTCAATCTGGTATCCCAGAGGATGGCGCTGCGTGGTGTCCGGAACGAACCAATCATTGAAAGGCGTCGCGCCGGCGAAGTTCAGAGGTGCAAACATTTCATTTCTCCTTGAGTCGCGCGACTTACGGGCAGATCACGAACTGCTGCTTGCGGTTGGAGCAAACCAGGTTGCCCATCCACAGGATCTGCGTTACCGCGCCGTCCTGATTCACCGGTCGCATTTCGTCCATCACCGTCAGATCCGCGTCCGGGTGAGTCACCAACTCCAGATAGCTGGTGTTCAGTCCGTACATGTGATTGACCGGGATGCCCGAGTTGCCGTCGTACACGACATCAGCGGTCTTGTACTTCAGCGAGGTAAACCCGGCCGATCCCTTGGTGGTGTCGTTGTAGCGTTTCAGCGAGAGCTGCGAAGCCTCGAAGAACGTGTAGTAGTTGTTGTCGGCGACGATCAGATCCACCCGATCATCCGGGCCGCGATCCGTGGCGAGCCAACCCGGCAGCATCAGGCCAGACTCGATGGTCGTGGCCGATGGGGTTACCGAGAGGTTGGACGCATCGATCACCGTGTTCTGCCAGAACGGGAAGCTCGATGAATCGATGCCGCCTACCGTGCCCGTACCCGCATCGGCTACCAGTGCCTGCAGGCCGTTGATCTGGTTCGTCAGCGCGCCCGAGGAATACAGATCCGAGCTGAAGTTGTTGTTGAAGGTGCGCATCGCATTCTTGATGCGGGCCTTGGCCAGGTTGATGATCCGGCTGTCGCCCGAGTTGATGCGCAGCTCACGGCCGGAAGCCACCACGTTCAGCGCGATCTGACGCCACTGGTATTCCGCCGAGGAAATCACATCCGAGGCGGCGATATTCAGGGTATCCCAGTCACTGTACCGCTGGTAGGTGTTGTTCGCGGCGTAATCCAGCGGCGTGACGATGGACAGACCGCCATCATCCTGCGTGCGGAAGTTGCCGCGATCCATGACGTACTTGAGCAGCGCATTGCGGTTGCTCAGGTTGTCCTTGATGTCCTTGCGATGCTTACGGAAGGTCGTGGAGACCAGTTCCGTAAACGTGCTGTTCGGTGATGCCATGACAGATTCTCCATAGGGTTAAGCTCGTCGTTTGATGTTCGCCAGCGTCTGGCGCATCGTGTCTTCCATGGAGCCCTTGGGATCTGTCGGAGCCGACTCGGACTCTTTCGCCTTCAAATTCGGCGCGGCTGCAGCGCGGGCCTTCTCAGCCTCGGCTCTCGCCTTTTCTTCCAGCTTGGGTTTGGCTTCTGTCTGAAGCCGTGCCTGCTCTTTTGCGCGAGTGACGGGATTTCCCCATACCGCGCGGTCGTATGCGTCCTTGAGAGAAAACCCGGCGTTGATCCAGGGCACCATGTCTTGGTGAACTTCCTGAAACAACGCATTCGCGGGGTCAGACGCAAACGCTTCGATCTCACGATCTGCTTTGGCTCTGGCTTCGCGTTGCTCTGCCTGCTGCCTCGCAGTCAACGTTGACTTTATGCCTGCGATTTCCTTGTGTAAAGCAGCCATTGCAGGATCAGCGTCAGGTTCTGTTGCAACGAATCCGAGATCGCGCCCGATCTGATCGTATGCCGCGCGACGCTCCTGCTCTGATCCGCTGGTCAGTCGATACTGCGCGTTGAGCAGATACTTGATCGCCTCATGCTCTGACACGCCCATCGCAGTCAGCATTGGCTTGTAAGGCGTCAGCACTTCTTTGAACTGGCGGGCAAGACCCGCATCGCCCTTGTACTGCTCCAGGCCATCCAGCATCTGCTTTTCGCGCTGGATGTAATACTCCTGAGCCTGGCGTGGCATCTTCCCCCAGTGCTCGTGCATTTCCTTGGCCCATGACTTTGGAACCTCGATAGACGCAACCTCTGTCTCAACTGGTGCTTCGGTTTCCGTTGCAACTGTTTCCGTGGCCTCCGGAGCTTCATTTCCCTCAGTGCCTTGAGTTCCGGCAATGGCATCCACTGCGGTATCGAAGTCAAATTCGCTGTCAGCGTTCATGTTCCACTCCTGGTGATTTCTACGTCGGTTCCTGCATCCAGCTCGCGGATTAGCATTTCGCGCTTTCTGGAAGGCATTTCATGTATGGATCGCTCCACGAACTCATCGACGGACTTGTCGAGAGCGGAGTCTTTCTGTTTGCGGTGGCGATCTGCGTCCTGTCTCATGCCGGGGTCGTATTCCTGGCAGTGATTGCGTGCCAGATCTTCCCGGCGCTGCCGCCATGAGGTCACCGGACGGCCATCAATGGGCGAGTCGTAGACGCACTCGCGCTGCACGTACCCGGCAATGGTCGAAATGACCAATCCGGCGCGCTTACCGCATTCGGGACACTTGCGGTTCCGCCTGAATTCTTTCAGCGGCGCGTACTTGTCAAACTTATGCCCCTGTGGGCACTCGAACTCGTAAAGCGGCATCAATCCCCCAACATGAACCAGGTTTCTTCGTCGTCCTGCATCGCGCGTCGCTTCGTCCACGCTGCAAACAAACGACTGACGCGCTCTGAATCACGCCGGAGCGCTTCCCAATCGACGGTTTGCGTGGGCGGAATCTGCTTCTTGGTGTCGGCGTAGGGCTTGACGATTGCCGCAACCTCTTTTGCCTGCGGCGTTCTGGTCATCTGCGCGTAGATGTCGGGAAGATCATCGAGAATCTCTTCCAACTGCTTGCGCAGACGCTTGCCATGCTCTCTGTTCTGGCGCTCGCTGATCCATGAGCCGCCACCACCGAACCCATTGCTGGATGACCCAGAAGCGGTCTGCGAGAGCAATAGCGTGATGTCCTGACCGGCCAAGGTGATTTGGCCCGGCACATCGATATCAACGCTGACATTCCCGGCGATCTGCAGGGCTACGCTTTGCCCATTGATGGTGATCTGCCCGGGGCTGCTGATCACTGCACCGAGTGCAGCCGTCACAGACTGCCCGGCAACGGTTATCGCGCCGTTCCCGAGAGCAATCCCAATAGACGTAGTGACCGACTGGCCCGCAATCGTCACTTGCCCAGGCGTGTCGATGCCGAGCGAGAGATTCCCACCCAACGAGGTGGATACCGACTGCCCTGCAACTGTTATCTGCCCATTGGTGGACAGTGCTACGCCGATAGAAGCGGTGACTAATTGCCCCGCAACGGTAATGGCACCATTGGTGATGGGAATCGTCAGTGCTGGGGTAACAGACTGTCCGGCGACGGTGATCTGTCCATTGACGGACAACGCCACACCAATGGATGCAGTGACAGACTGACCTGCTATCGTGATCTGGCCCGGCGTATCGATGGACGCGGACAGGTTCAGCGTTCTGATGGCGTCGTTGCTGGGACGGAAGTAGCGTCCCAAGCTGTACGGTCCCCGACCTGGCCGAGGTCTGGTATCCGCAATATCTGTCGGCTGGACCGTTCCTGAGCTTGCAGCAGGCGTCAGAATGACCTGCAGCACTTCATAGCTGTTGCCGCCACCACCGCCTGAATCGGTAAAACTTGGCGTTACCGATGCGCCAGTGCCAACCCATTCACCCAGCGCATAGCTAGGATTTCCACCGGCATTATTGCTGCCACGAGTCGTACCCGAAGCAGCTACCGAGATCGTCACGCCCAGTGCGGTGACACACTTGCAGCATGCAATCAGGACCGATCCGCTTGGAACTGTTGCGGCGGTTCCCTGAATAGCCCCAGCACCTGTTCCAGGTGATGCGCGATTGTTCGCTAAACCACTTCCGACAGATCCGACGCCGGAATATTCCGCGCCGACGCCTTCCAGCGTGTTGCCTGAATTGCCAGTCAGCGTCGCAACCTGTGCGACCCCAGTCAGTGAGGTATTGGCACTGATGCCATGCGTGTCACCGCTGGCGTCATTAACGAGTCCTGGAGGGCTGACTGTAGAGCCAGCGGCTGCGGATGGGGTGATCGGAAGGCTTGTGCCTGATTCGTTCTGCCCGAATACGACCAGCGTATTCCCCGCTGCACCGGGAGTCGTGGATGCGGAGCTAGCAGGACTTGTCCCCTGCCATTGCGTCCAGAGCTGGGAGAACGAAATAGACATTACCAGCTACCGCCCTTCCATCTGGTAATGCAGTAGTTGTCCATGGTCGCGCCGGGACGACCGAAGAACCCGATTCCAGGTGAGCCAGAAACGATCTTTCCGGCCGTGGTATCGTTGTAGGTGGCAACCGAACTTCCGCCCACAAGTACGTCAAACGTCGGGTTGCCACCGACGATGCTGGCCTTTACCCGCACCGTATTGCCGTTCACCAAGGTTGGCGGCGAACCAGTCAGCAGCGTGACCACGCCGGTGTCAAAGTCCCCGTTAGCGCCGTTCTGCCTCACGACCTGCAAGCCAGCCCCGAGTCCGAAGTTGAACTCATAGCCGTTAGCAAAGTTCGTCGTCATGTTGCCGAACAGGTAGATACCCACTTCGTGCGACACGCCAGGCGAGTACCCGCCCTGAATGAAGATGTCTACTTCGACGTAGTGCTTCGTCGTGGAGAAACGGCCCTGCAGATAACTGATGCAATCACCGAATCCGGATGTCGTCGCAGCGCCAAAGCATTTGCCCGGTGTCGTGCGGACGTTGTTCCAGGATGAACTGGCGACTACCGCACCGTTCGACCAGATACCGCCTTGGCTGATCGGATTTTCAGTTGCTGGAAACGACGTTTCATACGGGTCCGGGACCGGAGCCGTGTACATCACGTTCCGCACACCGGACCGTGCGATAGGCATTAGGTGTACAGGTCTACATGACCCGCCATCAGTTGAATGCTGTTGCCGGCGTTGTTCACCGACCACGTCGCCTTGAAGTCAATCAGGTGCGACGGACCGTTATCGAAACCCGTTCCCGCAGCCGGAGCAGTGTTGTACGGCAGATTGATGATTCCGTTGCCGCCTGCAGTAGCCGCCGCAGATCCGATATACGACTCGGACTGAAAGCGGCACATCTTCGGGAACAGAGTCGTTGCAGTGCTTGCGCCGAATGCCTGGCAGACCAGCTCGCCTTCGATGTACCAGCCCACATTGGTCTTGGCTGTCGTATTGAGCGGCAGGGCCCCGGAGCTGAACACCGCGACACTGTCCAGATACAGCTTGAGCGTGAGCGTTCCGGGAGTAGTGACGATATTGCTCATCTGTCCGCTGAAGCAGAAGCAGATGCGCTTGCCCTTGCTGTCAAAGTACCCAGCAGGGGTAAATGCCGTCAGTTGCGAGGACGGCATAAGGCTAGTCTCCGTCGTGCTGCTTGCCAGCGCACTGCCCGCCGTCTCGATTTCCAGGATTCGTTCGCGAAAGCCCTTCGTTGCCATGATTAGCTCCTATTGCCTCCCGCGACGGCCGTACTTCTGTCGAACGGGCGAGATGATGCCGTGGCGGTTACAGACGTGAATAAATGCTGTGCGATTGCGCCCGGCGAGCTTCGCCGCTCCGCGTACACTTCCGGCCTGCTCGATGTATTCGAGTACGCAGGCCCTCTCGTAGGATTTCATGCGCTCGGTGAGCGTCACGGAATCACCTTGCTACCCACGGCGGACAAGGCTGATTCAGTCCCTCCAACAACCGCCGTCACCGCGAAGTAATGCGTCCCAGAGGCGAGATTGGCGTAGGTGTAGGCCAACCCATTCACCGGAACCTTGTCCGTCAATGCAGCGGCTGAGAGCCCGTGGTAGACGTTGTAGGTAATGGCCGCAGATATCGTGGAGCCGTCCGTGTTCTTGGCCGGCGCAGTCCATGACAGCGCGGCAGTACCCGTCGGAGGCGGGGGATTTGCAGGCGGCGGGTTAGTGACTGCCCGCGCGATCTTGTACTTGCCGCCCACGATGTACACGCAGGTCGGTGTATTGATGCAGCCGACAATTGCCGTGTCCTGACGGGCGTAGTCCTGGATCTTGACGCCATTGGCGTCCTGCGTTTGCCAGTCGCCCGAGCTGACGCGCGTGCTCGTTACGTCTGCGGCCACAGCAGACAACGTCACGATCCATAGCAGTACGGCTTTCATCAGCTCACCGTCATGCGGAAGATGCCGCTACCGCCGGGAGTGACGGTCAGGCTATTGCCATTGGTCACCACGAACGTCGTGCCGTAGTCGAGGAATCCGACCACGTCGTCATTGGTCGAGGTGTCGTCGTAGATCGCGATGTAACGAGCGGTTGCGAAGTCCGCGCCCGACGCAGTCCATGAGAACGCCGAGGACGTGAACTGCCAGATACCCGTACCCGCGCCAGTCTCGGCCCACGTCACGCCTGAAAGCGTTACAGCGGCATAACCGCCGGTTGCCGCAATCTGCGTGATGTCGGTCAGGATCTGGGTGCCAGCCTTGGTAGGGGCTGTATTGGTCAGCACCGCCTTGAACGTATCGGCAGACAGGTCATCGCGCTTCTTGCCCAGATAGTTCGCGAATTCGTCGGTTACTTGAAACGTCGCCATAGATATTCCTTACTGCAGTGAACTGCTGTCGATTTCATCGATTGCTTCCACGATGCGGTCGTTCTGGTCACGGATAGCCCGCCTGCGGCGCGGTGCGCTCGCGACCTTCGTCAATGTCTGAATCTGCTCGGACTGCGCCTCTGCGGCCTTCAACAGCGCGTTGCCCATGGCAGACAGTTGTTCGGTGAGCTGCGCCATCTGCTTCACGCTGGCAGAGAGCTTTGCGTCGGCACCCTTTGCGGCCTGCTGTTCGGCCTTGGCCTGCTTCTGCTCCAAGGTCATCACCTGCTTGCGGGAGTTGAGCCGCTCGCTCTCCACTGCAGACTTGTTAGCCACGGACTCGTTAGCGACCTGCTTTTGCAGGGCGAACACTTCCTTGTCCTTCTGCAGGCTGATCTCGCGCACAGACAAGTCCTTGTCCTTGGCAATGAGCTTGTTGCTCTCGCTGGCCGCCTTGAGCTGCAAGTCCTTTTCGGCCACCTGCTGTTCGGCCTTCTGTTGGCCTTGCTTGGCCTGACCCATCTGCTCCTGCATCTGCTGCAATTGCTGCTGCATCTGCTTGACCTGTTCATTGCCTTGGGGAGGCTTCATTTCCTTGATCTGGTCTTCGATCTCCCCGCCGAAGCGGAAGCGCTTGGCGATCGACAGCATCATGGTTTGGGCAACCTGGAAGGGCATGATCCCCTCCTGCACCATCGGGCCTACCCCAGTGATGAACTGGCCCAGCGCCTGCAGAAGCTCCGCGATGTCCTTCTGATCCTGCGCAGCCTCAGGCTCAATCGTTGAGTTGGTCTCAATGTCGATCTTGTAAGACCGCTGGACATCGTCATTGAGCATCGCAATGACATCCGCCCACTTCGGGGCAGACAATTGCTGCTGGAGTTGCTGCATCTGCTGCTGCAACCCCTGCATCCGAGAATCAGGAGCGCCCGTCCTAGCAGTGATTTCCTGCAAGGCCGCCAGTTGCTGCTGCACGCCTTGGGCTTGCATCGACAGCTGCTGGAACTGCATATCCGTGAGATACGGAAGGCCGGTCATCTTTGCCCAGGTTTCCTGACTGAACTGACCGGCAGCGGCCTCCAGCATCATGCGCATCATGTCGCGGCAGTACCGCTGGACCTCGTACTGCTTCGATCTCAGCCGCAATACGCCCCACTGGGACTTGATCTGCTGCGCACCCAAAGTCTCATTCGGATCAGTCGCGCCACGGGCGATGTCCGATATGCCCATGATTTCGTAGATGACCGCCTTGCACTGCTCACGGGAGACATACAGCTCCCGAAGCGTCTGGATGAGCACCTCCAGCGGCATGAACCAGATGGACTTGTCGAGCCCGCCCTGTGCGGCAAGGGAAGCGGACTTATCAGCCGGGATGAGCTGATTGTCGTCGGCCTCCATGATGTTGCCGAGGTCTTCGCCCAAGGCCGAGTCATATGCCCCACGAACTTTGAGAGCCGAAATGATCCGGTTGATGCGGACCGTGATGTTGTTCAGCTCTTTGGCCTGGTTCTCGTACAGCACGTACAGGGAAACCGGGATCTGATCGTTCGTCTTTTCAACGAACATCAGCGGCCGAGGCGTGTTGTAGAAGCCAGAGAGCTTCAATGGGTCGTCATCGACCCTCAGATACCCGTCCGGATACTGCGGCGAGACATAGCGGATCTTCCGGCCGCCGTCCTTGTCCCAAATCTGGTAGATCAGCGCAGTTTTGCGCTCCCCCGTGTTCTGCTTCTCTCCGGCTTCCTCACCCTCGCCGCGCGAATATTCGATCTGGTTAGCCTTGTCCCCGAACAGGCGCTTGGCCTCGGCTTTGTCGATGTTCAGTTCGTACGCAACCCAAGGGGTCTTGATCCACTTGCGGGCGAATCCGAATAGCACCCGATCCCATGCGCGGGATTCAGTGCAGATCCACTCGGATTTCTTGGTATCCCCATCCAGTTCCGCCTCGTACTTGATCGAGGCCACACCACGGCCTGGCAGCAGCGCATCCAGCACCGTCCCCTTCACAACCTCGTGAAAGGTCTCCTGCTCCTGGGAACTGGTGTCCAGCAGGAACGACAAGCACCTCTGGGCGGCTACTGCGCTGGCCTTGCCCAATGGGTCGGCGTCCTTGTACCGCCGCTCCACGACCGGGATAGGCGTCATGGAGTACAGAGAAGGAAGCATCACCTCGGTATTGCTGTAGAGCACGTTGAACGGCGTACTCTCGGACTTGTCGCCGTCGTAGATTTCGCGGACAAGTTTTCCCGTCTCGCGGTACTTCTTCTCGCGCTTCTTGGCCTGCTCGATCTCCGCGAGCCAGCCCATCACCTCGTCAGAGGCCTTTCGCTCAGCTCTGGCCATCGACCGCGAAAATCGTGACGTCGATGGTTCCGCCGACCGTGACATGGCAGCCACCGGGGAATGAGCCGGGGAACTTGTGCCAACCCACAGCCGGAGTGATCGTGCCGTTGACTACGTTTCCACCAGACCCGCCTTGCCGAAACACCAGCGTTCCGGATGAGGTCGAGTTGACGTAGAAACCCAGTACCGCCTTGTCGCGGTTGGCAGATCCGACGTTGCCTGTGGCGGTAATGTTGTAGGGCGTACCTGTACCGATCATGGCGTCTCCTAGATCCGAAACTCGTTGCGGCGCGCCTTGGCTTTCTTGAAGTGCATTTCGCGCACCTGTCCAAAGCGCATGCCGGTGACTGATCCCCTGTGCAGGGCGTCGTAATCGATTTCTGGTTTCTCAGGCTTGACGGTCTTTTCCGGCTTGTAGAACAGCGACATGAGCCGAAATGCCGTGGAACCGTGCGAAGTCCAGTCATGCGCTGGCTGTTTGGTAAAGACCTTCAGCTCGTCGTCCCACTCGTACTTATAGTTCGACAGCGCATCCAATCCGCGAGCGCACTTGTGCTCGTCGATCCAGACCTTTGGCCACATCAATCTGGCGGCCTGAATGCCGTTCACGTGGGAATGGGCGGTCTGCTCCCGAATAACCCGACCGACGTTCTGCCGGATCAGTTGTTCGTGGACGTTGCTGTGATTGCTCGCAAGGGTCGTTGCCTTGGCATCTGCAGGGATGTAGTGCGTACCCCATCTCCAACCATGCTCGGCCTGCTTCTGTCTGAGCAGATCGCCGTAGAAGCTCATGTCCTTGAAGTTCGACTCGTGATAGTCGAATACCCGGACCTCGCCGAAGATCACCTGGAAGAACCAGATCGCCGTGGCATCCGAACGACCCAAATCCCATGCGGTATGAACTTCGGCGGCCAGTTCTACGGGGACAATGCCGATACGGCCCTGCTTGCGGGCCTTCTCGATCCACTCACCGAAGATCGCGCCTGGAATCGCCGCATCGAAGCTGACTTCGTACTCCTGCAGGAATAGCGCCTTGCCATAGTCCTCACCATGCAGGGCCTGCAAACGTTCCAGCTCTTCCGATAACAGATCGTTATCGAGCGCCTGAGTTTGACTTGCTGGCGCAAGTTCCGCGTGCCAGTCCTTGCCAGCCTCCATCTGCTTGCGGGCGTAGTGGTACATGGAATGGCCGTGGTTCTTGCCACGTGGCGTGTAGATGAACGCCTGCCATCCGCCGTTCTCAATCAGCATGGGCGCGAAATAGGACTGCGCCGAGGGATTGGAGATGGCGTATTCGCTATGCACCATCCCAACATGCGATGACCCGATCAGCCCGTCGTAGCGATCCGATCCGGCAAGTTGCCAGGTCGATCCGCACTTAAAGCGAATGAACATCTGGTCTTCACGTGTCGTCTGTCTCAGCTCACGCGGAAACGCCTCATCGATACGCCGCATGCCGGTGTGGGGATTGACCATCTCCCACAACGCCTTGCGACACTGTTCGTACTCCGGCAGAAAGTGGATATAGCTCCCGACCTTCTCGTGCGCCGCACAGGCCGTGTGATGCAGCGCCAGATCATCCTTGCCGTAGCGCCTGTGGGCGACCAGAACCA